TCAAAGTTTTCCGCTGCGGTTTCCCAACCTTTAAGCAAGGATTTGTGCGCCACATCAATTAAGATTTGACCAAAGTCAGAGCTTGAGTGGGTAAATGCCAAACCAACCATGCTCATTGCATTTTGACCCGATACACTAATACCACGATCGACCAATGACGCACGAGCAAGTTCGCGCAAGGTCATTGCGTTGTAGGCATTGTCTTTGGCGTCTGCTTTGTCTTTATCGATGCCTGCACGAGCTAACAAAGATTGTTTCACGCTGTCGCCAACGATATTACCATTTCCAGCATATGCGGTAGGCGCTGCACTTGGTGTTGTGCCTGCACCAAGTTTTGCTAATAATTTGTCTTTGGCTTGATCTGCGGTAATTGATAAATCACCTAAACACTCTACTAACAAATCATTGTGCGTAGTACCAAACGGCGCAAATACGGCTTTAATGTCGGCGTTACGTTTATTTAATTCAGCTTGCACTTGTGCGGTATTATCTACCGGAGCTGTTGGCGCTTGATTTACCGGTTCGGTTGGTGCTGGTTGTGCGGGGGTTGCTGTTGCTTGTGGTGCTGGATTAGCCCCAGCGTTGCCTTGTGGCTTAAACAACATGTCTTTCATTGCTTTTGGCATATTTTCAAAGTCCTCTAATTTTTTTGATTTAATAGACGCCATCGCCACAAGTGGTTCGGCTAGTTTGTCTGCAAAGCCTTGTTCAACGCATTCTTTTCCGTTGAGCCAAGTTTCTGCTGATAGCATTTCTGCTAATTCTTCAGGTGTTTTTCCTGTTTTGTTTGCGTAAGCTGGGATTAGCGTATTTTCGACCTTGTCTAATAAGTCGGCATACTTGCGCATATCCTCAGCATCGCCACCTTGGATGCCCCAAGGCTTGTGGATCATCATCATTGCATTTTCTGGCATGATTACTTCATTCCCTGCCATTGCAATAACGCTCGCCATACTTGCCGCCAAACCGTCAATGTAAACTGTCACATTGGCTGGATGATTTTTTAGCAAGTTGTAGATAGCGATCCCATCAAAAACATCACCACCTGGTGAGTGGATGTGTAGATTGATTTGTTTGAGGTTGTTGCCAAGCGCTTTTAGATCTTTCGAAAAGCTCTTAGCAGTAATACCCCAATATCCGATCTCATCGTAAATTGAAATTTCTGCCGTATCGTTGGCTTTGGCTTTGATTGAGTACCAAGACTGGTTATTCGTCTTTGTCACGTTCGCTGCCATCGCTATTGGCGCCAGAATCATCTTTTGTTTTTTCATTTGTCGTACCTGTGTTAGTTAAATCTGTGTCAAACTTGAGACCCAATTCTCGGTTTTCCTCAACCTCAACTTTACGTCTGCGTTTCACTTCTGCTGGGTTACTACCGCTTGCTCTTACAGCTTGGCTTTCCGTTGCCAACCCACCTTTAATGCGCTCTTTCCACGCTTGCGCCTCTTTGGTTGGATCAATCCATGGCATTACTGGGCCACTGTAAACGGCGTTATAAAGTGATGCAGGATCAATATCGATTGGCACCTCAATTTCGCCGCTGACAATCGCCATTTTTAACCATTCTCGGTAGATTGGACGGGAGATATGTGCAACAAAGGTATCTTGTAAAACAGAGTAGCCCTCAAAGCTCTCCACCAACTCTTGGCGTTGGCTTGAGTAAGTGCCGTTATAGTCACGGGCAATACTTGAGTAACTTGAGCGAGTACCAGCCGCTGTTGCCCTTAATTGACCATTTCTAAAAGTTTCAAGGTTAACGTTTGGGCGGTTTGAGTTGATTAATCCGATGTCCTCACCGGGTTTTAAATCATCAATAATCGCACCGGGAGCAATCTCAAAATCTCGCTCCGGACTGTCTACGCTGTAATCCTCATTATCCCCGTAGAGTGCGGCATCACCTTTTTTGATGTACATCGTAAAGGCAGCGGCAATTCGTGCGGCCACACGCTCGCTCTCCTCGTAGTCTTTGAGGTCGGCAAGTCGGACGATTACGCCATGCAACATTGATACGCCACGCAACTGGTGTAGCCGCTTTTTAAACGCAAGGTGCAACATATTTTCCGCCGGCACTGTTTTAACTCGCCCGTAAGTGCGGTTATTTTCCTGCGGGTTATCCATGTACACACGGTAAGAGACAGGGCGCCGCCATGCGTTAAGCTCGATCCCTTGAATAAGATTTGCGGAATCTAACGTATTCATCGGCACAAAATCAGGCTCTAGTGCCTCAAGGCTAAATGCAATGCCGGTGCTGTGATTTAGTCCGGCTACACTGCCACGCACAAGCTGGATAAACACCTCGCCATCACGGAGCCACGTGCGTAACAACATCCGCTCAAGTTCAGGGCGAGTAAATTGTCCGGTAACTTCCGGACGCACAGACCATTCCGCCCATTTTTTGCGGATTTGCTCTGCTAACTCCTCATCAACATCACCTGTTAAATTAAGCGGCTGTGGCTCAATGTGGATGCCGCGTGAGCCAATGACCCGCTCCTCCATCTTGTCTAAAATCCCGATCACAATGTCGTGATTTTGATCTAATGCCCGAGCCTGTTCTCGCAAACTAACCGCACTTTGTTTGGTCGATACATTCGCGCCTTGGCTTTCGCGTTTTGCCTTATGTGTACGGCTTGGCATTGCTGCCTCGTATGCATTCATCACATATCGGCTTTTTGCTCGCTGTGCGCCCCATTTAGGCGAGATTGCGGCAATTGTTTTATCTAATATTCCCATCGTTTAAAATCTCGCATATTTGATTCTGTGGCGTTTAACGCGCTGTCTTGTTTCCGCTAATAACTCATTAAGCATTTGTTGATAGCGGTCACGTTGTTTTGTCCATTCGGACACTTGGTAAGATACCGATCGCCCATTAAAGCTAACTTGGCTTTGGGCGTTTTCGATTTTTTCATCAAGCGTTCGGATTTTTTCTTCAAGCTCTTCTTTATCGTAAATCACAGCCACCCACCTTTTTTCTTGCTTACGCCACCGTTTAGCCAATTACTTTTTGTTTTGGGTTTCGGTTGCGGTTTTACTTGTTCAATTTCTACCGCACTTTCTGTTTTTTCTTCCGGTGCAGTTATCTCTTTTCGGATTACATCAGGATTTAATCCAGGTAGTTTTGCCCAGTATGGGACATTGTCCTCATCGCCCCACTTAATACGTTCATAACCACGCAAAATAGCGATCGCATGGGTATAGCAAAATAAGTCAAACGCCTCATTGTTGCCCTTACCTGGTTTACGCCATTTACCGTCTTGTCCACGCTCCTCGTATGTCAGCTCATCAAAAAACCATTCGCCAAGCCACGACGGAAAATGGATATAGTTAGCCCCGATAGTCTCACGGCTTAATGCGTTACTAATGCGATCTTTGAGTTGGTCTGTTTGAAGTAGGTATAGTGGCACATCACCTCGTGCTTTAGCGTGTCGGTCTGAGCGAGAGGTGTTATCTGGATAAGTGCGCGTAATAAGTTTTTGTCGCTTGGTACTATCACCTTTAACGAGATACACTCGTTTTGATATGCCATCACGCTTGCATCTACGCCAAAACTTATAGGCGTTATCTGTTACACCGTCCTCACCGCCACTATCCACCGCCATTGCAAGGATTGGCATGAATCCGCCATCTAATCCATCAATACGATATTGCTTATTAAGCACATCACTGATGAGTAAATCCCAATCCTCAGGGTAGGCGGACGGATCAATTGGTAGGCTTTCCCCTTCTGAATTGCTCCGCATTGATGATTTAATGTTGTATCTATCAATGAGCCACCGTTCGCTATTTTCACCATAGCCCACAATTTGGACGACAAAACGGCGATTCCGCCCACCCTGTACGTCAACCGCAGCCAATAAAAAACGGCACCCATAAGGTACCGTTCTTTTTTCGGTTTCTTCGCGCCGCTCCATCAGCTCATCACTTCGGCGTTGCTCAAGTGCGGAGCGTGGTAAATAAGGCAATCCCCAGTCTGTATTTGTTACTGCCTTTAGCGTTTCTTCACTGCCAGTCATTTCAAATTCATGTTCAGCAGTGAGTAATTTATAAGTTAATTGCGCCCATGTTTGGTAAGCGGCTGCAGGACCTTCTAGCC